CTCAGCAGCAAAAGCTCTAGCCCCAGGCATCCCTAGCGACTTTTTAATTTTTGCTTTACGGCACTCCTTGCAAACAACAGCCGAGTTTCCCGCCAAAGCCTCCTTGTCATTATTGACAATAGAGACAGTGACGGTTAAGTCGTTGATCCCACAGTAGATGCAGGAGCGTTTGTCACGCCCCACAATGGTTATCCAGTTCGTCACGATTCGATCCTTCTGCTAAAGTCAAGACTCGTATCGCTGGAGGAGGATTTCAAATGCTGTTGCTGCAACAATTGGCACTTGTGCATTTCCTAGCCCTCGGAGTCGCCCTGCTCGGTTCTTTGTTCCAATGGATAATCTGCCGATAGGAGGCTCGGAAGCCCACCAGTCACCGCTAGAGGCTCGATAGAGGTCCACCCAATCGGGAAGTGCATGAGCCATTCCACCCAGTTGGGACTCAGGAACCCCCGCATTTTCGACTGGTTGTCCGTATACTGAACCGCTATGTCCAGTGCGTCCCAACTGTATCTGCCGTTCCGAATCCTCCCTCCGATATACCCGCCCTTCCAGTCTCTCACACTCGGTGTCGGCCAGTTCTCCTGCAACATCGGTCGGCGATCCGACACAACCATTGACAACATCAACTGCTTTCCGCTCGCCATTCTCCTCTGGATTGACAGAGAGTTCAGAGTACCCCTGTTCCTGTCGTCGGAGGCTGATGGTGTCGGCCAAGTCTCTTTGGCTTCCGCATACGTCCTGCCCCAGTAAACCTGATCCCTCAGATTGTTTGGCGATGTTCGACCAGGGCGAATCTCTTCCATTTCCCTCAAGAGTGCCTTCGGAGTCTTCGGGTCCATGTGGTCCATTGTTGTGGGAGTCGGCCACCTCTTGCTTACGGCACAAGATCCAGACTCGTTTTCGGAGGTGGTTAGCTCCACAGTCGGACGCTGAAAGCACTGTCCATTCCGCATCGAACCCGATGTCGGCCAACGCCCCGAGAACAACGTCGATTCCTCTGGTGAGGAGTGCTGGCACATTCTCCAAGAAGATGAATCTGGGTTCCACTTCACGCACAATTCGGATGAGTTCAAAGAAGAGCGACGAACGCGAGCCATGTATACCTGCTCCTTTTCCAGCCACACTAAGATCCTGACAGGGAAATCCACCACACACACAATCCACTTTACCTTTCCATGGTCTCCCATCGAATTGTTTGATATCTCCATGGATTGGAAATTCTGGCAGGATTCCATCAGCCTGGCGTTGCTTTAAGATTTTCTGGCAATATGGATCAATCTCCACAGCGCAAACAGTTGTATGGCCCAGTAGTAATCCACCAAGGATTCCTCCACCAGCCCCAGCAAAAAGATGCATTTCCCGCATGTGACACTCCAGTAGACCCTGTAAATATGTCAACGCAGAATATCATAATACATGTCAAACAGCAATCACTCTTCTCATATTACCGCATAAGTGCGTGTAGCCTAACGAGATACTATCCACGCAGTCGTCATGTACATCCGCAGGAGTCCCAGTAAACGAATCGATCTCCTCGAAGCATGCATCCGTCCAGCCACCAAGAACATAGAAAATGTTTCCAGCTGATGCCGCGCGGCTAAAAGGGACTGCTCTTGTCAATTTGTTTGACCCAGGTGAACTCCAGGCAACACGCCTTCCGGCCAGATTCTTCAACTGATGCTGCAACAACCGCTTGCCTGCCGAGCCAGGCTCGACCTCAATCACAATCGTTGTTTCAGGTCCATCCTCATCTGATGTTTGCGAGATTTTGGGATCAACGTCCTCAGCCGAATATTGCTGGCGAATCTGGTCAAAGATGATCACCTTCTCTGTACCGGGAATCAGGCCCATCAGCGTCCCAACCGTGTAATCCGACCTTCGGCCCACAGTGGCAGCACAGTCCCAACTACGGCACATAATGAGCCTCTCAGGAATCGGGCCTTGCCATGGTCTGATCCACGATGACTTCATCAATGCTCCATCCGTATCGCAAAACAGCCCTTCAACCTCCTGTTTGTAAAATGCTCCATCATATGCTGCCTTAAGGCTTTGCACGAAGAAGTCAGGGTTGAAGGTGTTGGAGTAAGATGGAGCATGGATCATCTCAGCAATGCCAGCCTGAATGGCTCGATATTCCCACCTGTTCTTCCCGCGAGGGGTAAAAGTTGCCCATAACTTACCTGGATTCTTTCTTAAGCGACCCAGCAGAACCTTATACGTATCCTCGTCGCAGAAGCTGGCCTCATCCATGTACACAGCCCCAGCATTAGTTCCCCGCAACCTGTCCGGCTTGTCCGCAGATCTCCAGAGAATTGTCCGGTCGCCTTTGACCTTCGTTTCCATGTCCGTTTTATTGTGGCTCATGATCAGGCCAGACTGACCGTAAAGCTCTTCAAACATACGAAATGTGGAGTCCTTCAGGATCGTGAAAGTCGGTGCAACGACAATCGTCAGCGTCCCCTTGGGCATGTTCATAATCTCGATCACACCAGCGCGAGTCTTCCCAGCGCCAACCCCACCCACAAAAAATTTCTGCTTCGATGGAGAGACCCAGAACTGCAACTGTTGAGGCGTAAACGTGTTAACATTATGTATCTGACGACGACCCGTCTTCTCCTTCCGAAGCTGCGAGAACAGGGAGTTCTGATTCATTCGTTCCAACCGGAAGTCGTCCTGATCCATCGACATATTTTTTGACATTTTCGTTCCCCTGGTACTGCCTCGAGAGTTCTGAACTAATTTCTGACAGTGTTTTTCCTGCGATTCGCTGCTCAACCTGGTCGTTCGACATCTGCCTGTCCCAGAACTGCAACTTGACCTCAGGTTTGGCAAATTCCATGCCCCTCGTACGCTCAAGCCACCATGCCGCAGGAATCCAGTTCCCCTTCTTAGCAGCATCCAGGATCACGTTTACACACAGGTCCCGAGTCGCGTTCTGGGCATTATCGAAATCTATTTTTCGCTGTGGGTTCTTCTTCATGTACAACCAGAGTGTTTTGCGGTGAACACCGATGGCTTTGGCGATTGCACTGATCTCATAACCCATCTTTGCCGACTCGATAATCTTAGCCCAGTGATTACGTATCTTCTTCTGAGGCTGGTTGTTAGCCAATCCCTTGCGAGTCAGGAACGCCGGCTTCGTCGTCATCAATTCCAGATTGGCTTCAACGTCATCGCTAAAGTCGTAACGAGTATCAAGATTAGGAACCTTAACAGCCTTCTTGGGCTTAACTTTAGGAGTAGGCTCGACTTCGGCTTCGGTCTCGATCTCGGCTTTATGAACAGTTGTTTTTGGTGGTCGTCCACGCTTTTTAGGCGTTTCGCCGGATTCAGATGGGGCTGATTTCTTTGCCATAATTGCTTGTCGCTTCCTCGATGGAGTCGGGTTCCAGCGTCTGTTCAATAATGTCCACAACGATTTCTGGTACAGCACCCATCTCCGCTCCAGCAGCGATATAGAGTGCCATTTCGACAGGGTCAATCACCCTATCAGGCTCGGCTTCGAGAACAGATAAGCATTCATTCATATGTATATATTAACATGTTATGTCGATATAGGCAATCTAAATCGTGTTACTTTTTGTGTTGACATATTCTGCGGAATTGTGTACATTTATGCCATCGGACGTACTGGTTCAGCCCCATTCCCTATGGGTTTCCGGTTGACTGGAGTCATGACACGTCTGAATCCACGGGTCGTCAATAGGTGGCGAGATGGGACGGAGTCCCAAGCGAAGCAGGTTCAAATCCTGTCCCGTGGGTTGGCTGCCAGGTCGCATACTTCCTCGGTATGATCCTCAGGACACGCTCGGCCTGGTTCAGCCTTTCACTTTTACTACAGGATAGGGAGGAAAGCGGTGATGATAGAAGAGAACAATGACCTGGTCGTAGTCGCCAAAACGTGGATTCAAGCCCCCAGGAATTCAACCCCGATTGAGTTCGAGGAAGTCTGGGATCTGGATGGATCGTCGCACCGAGGAACAGCAAAACTGCGACTTGAGAAGGTTTTCGGCGATCTCTGTAAGTACGGACTAGCCAGCAATTTAGACATGGTTGAAATTTCAACTATGGTCGAAGTCGGCAACGGTGCAAAGAGGAATTCTTCGACATACCTGATGTCTTACAACGTCTTCAAACACTACATCTCATCCAGCCAAACTGAACGAGGATACCGGACACGGGCAAAACTCCACCAGGCTGAAGAAGAGCTTGAACGCATCAAGAGAAACTTGTCTCCTGCTCAGGCGTTGCTTCAGCAAGTACAGATGATGGTCGAGATCGAGCAGAGACAGTTGGAAGTAGAATCCCGTGTCTTGCGTCTTGAGAGCGAATCTGGCTCAGGCACTGGCTACAACACGATCAAAGGCTACTGCCGACTTAATGATATTTCCGCTCCCCAGCACTTAGCCAATAAGTGGGGACGAACAGCCAGCAAACTGGCAAGACTGCAAGGCGTAAGAATTGGCAAGGTTCCTGATGAGCGTCACGGTGAGGTGAACTCCTTCCCGATTGCATTCCTCGAATCTCATCACGAAACTATTTTTGAATCCTGACCGTCCTCCCCGCCCAATGGATGGGCAATTCTAAGGAATTGCCACTTGCAACGTCATAACTATCTCGGCGCTTCGGAAATTGCCTGTGTTTTAGGCATCTCGCCATTCGGCGACAAATTCAAAGTCTGGCATGGAAAAACCTATCCCAAAGAGGATTCAATCCCGACAGGCAAGATGCAACTGGGGCTTGATACGGAAGACTTCGTTCTCACCCAGTTTGAAAAGCGGTTTAATACAACCGTCACTCGCAAACAAGAACGCATGCGTCACTGGCTCGAAGATTGGGCTGGTTGCACTCTTGACGGTATGGCTGTTGTAAACGGTGAGAAAGCTGTGATTGAAGCCAAGACGATTGGCACATCAATTTACAACACGCCTCCCGATTACTACGTCATCCAGGTTCTCTGGCAGCAGTGGGTTGCTGGTGTTGATCAAGGCTATCTGGTCGTCTGGTCCACCAAGGATCTTGCGTTTGAATCCTATCCGATCCATATCGCAGACCATCAAGCTAAATTGACCGAAGCTGTCCAGGCCGGAAAAGAATTCTGGATGAACCATGTTGTGACCGAAATCCCGCCGGAACACAGTAGAGTCGAGCGAGTAGAAAAGGAATTGCCGGAAGACTTGCTCGAAGAATACTGCCACATCCAGGACCAGATCAAAGATCTTGGGATCAGGAAAGATATTCTGCGTCAGCAGATCGTTGAAGCCATGGGCTGTCCTAGCGAATTGAAAAGCCAGTCTTCAAAATACCAGCTTGACATCACAACGACACAGACCAAACGATTGAATTCCAAAAAACTGGAGAGTGACAATCCAGAACTCGTGCAAAATTATTTTGAAACCTCGAGCAGTCAAAGGGTAGTCGCCAAAAGATTATCTGCTCGAATTTCCTGATTTGATTTTGAAGGCCTTCCGAAAAACATCCATTGCTTTGGGCTGACCCTTAACAGGGTTGGCCTTTTCTGTTTCTGTGGGCATGTCCATGGCATGCGTGTTGATGACGCAATTTTCCCACGGTCGCAGCGGCACATTTTGAACGCTCGGGATAGCGATTGCTTTCGAGCCTGGGATAAGTTTTTTGATCTCCGATTCCGTAGCTGTTCCATACTTCTCAGTCATGGCCGAAACAATCACATCGTTGATCGTTGTACGACCATCCAGGCTGATCTGCTTGAGCTTTGCCCAAAGAGCTTCCGGCATAACAATAGAGGCCCGCCGTGAGGCAGACCTCCTTCCGGTTGGATGATTATTTTTCTTGTACTTCTTGTCTGGCTTCTGAGTCATGTATCTATCCCTTAGAGATGAGAATCCATTCTCACAAACCAGTCCATTGAAGTCAATCACGCAGCCAGTACTGGGTTACGGATTAGAGCGATCATGTCAAGTACGGCTTCTGTGAGGCTCACAGGTACATACTCTAAGTCATCGCTCAAACTACCATCCATGTGCATCAATCGCCCATCCGAAGTCGGTATCAACCAGTTACCATCACCGTAAGCGACTTCATCAGGAGATCTTAAGTAAGCCTTTATCCAGGCACAAGGCAGAGAATCATCTGCAAAGTTGCCCACCAGAGCCAGAGCGAAATCCTTGGGACAAGGCTCACCCCCTCTCCAGTTCGACCAGGTCGAAACAACACGAGAATCGTTAACAATTTCAAGGCCCATACCGAAGGTCAAAGTAGACATGCAAACACTTTCTATCCTACCGAAGGTGCAAAGAGGTATCGCCAAATCAAGCAAACGCCCATCGTGAGTGAAACAGCTTGATCTGCGCGGATGTATACTACTGAACATCGAGACACTAGTCAAGAGCTAAAGAGTGGGTATCAGGAAAAAGCTCTAAAACATTCCGTTTCTGCCATCCCTGACTACCCTAACCTCTTTTACTTCATATTGTTAACGCGATTGCGAATTTTCGCTTCCTGCCATGGTTCAAGCTGGCTTAACCAGCCCCTTCGCCTTCATCGCCGACTCAGCCATGTACTCCTTGTCTTGGTGGACCTGCGAGTAGACCTTCATGATCATCGTCACATCCCTGTGGCCCATCAGCTTCGCCAATGTCACGGGATCAACTCCGTTTTGCAAGGCCTGTGTGCAGTATCCTTTACGGAATGCTCCGAGGTGGATCTTGATGCCATGCTTCTCGTTCAGGCGACCCAAACCTTTTCTTACGGAGAATCTGTCCCAAGGCAGACCCCGAGAGTTGACCAGAACTGGCCCTTCAGGCTTCTTCTGAGCATAACTGTCAAGTATCCGAACTGCCCTGTCGCTTGCGATGTAGACGATCCTGGGATGCCTCTTACCCTTTGCCTCGGCGGCAGGAAAGACAACTATGCGTTCGTCCTTACGGAAGTGCCTGGCTTCGATCCTGACGAGTTCCTGAGGTCTCATGCCCGTATCCCATGCCAGAATCAATAAGTCCTTCAGCGGGGAATCAGGCGTGCTTGTCTCGATGTAGTTCCACTGCTCAGGAGTGACATACTCTTCCCGTGATTCCGGTGGACACTTCTCGAGGTACTCAATAGGGTTGATCTCGATCAGTCTGTTCTTTTTCGCCCAGCTGAATATTCGCTTGATAGCTATGGCAAAGCCTCGTCGTGAGTTAGCCTTCCACGTTCGCTGGGTCGATATCATGAGAGATATTTCGCTCATACTGACACTTTCTGCCGTTGTATCTCCTTTCACGTACTGGATTAACTTCTTGGTATACCCCTCGTACCACTGCCATGTTCTCTCAGATCGACTCGTTTTGATGTCAGAAATAAAGGCTTCACACATCGATTTAACGGTGGTTTTTGAGCCTTCCCGAGTCGGTGCACCCGCCATTAATGAGTGCCATTTAGCCCAGGCTTCTGCCTTGCTTTCTGCCAGCTTTATCTGACGTTTACCTACTTGCAAGTACCATGCTTTACGCGATTTACGATAGAATGGTTCGTTACGTCCGTCCATAGGAATTGCTCGCATTCTCTGCCAATACGCTTTCATCCAGTGTCAGCATTTGTTATCTCAAAGTAAGATGAACAAACTTGGCTGAAGGATAAGGCTCTGTGGGGACACAACCTGAGCGTCAGTCAAGTGCCTGGAACGTATTGGACAAATCTGGGTCGTTGGAATTCCCGCCGAACAGCTCGACGGGACAAGAGTGAAATTACGGTTTCGACCACCTGACTGTCAAGAAAAATCTTGGTCCATTTCTTCAAGTTCTCGTTCGAGTTCTTTGAGGGCTGGTCTCATCATCTGAACTTGCTCGTCGATTGTCAGATCCAGGTAACATTTGAGTAGAGCCGAGACGAGGGATTCAGCTGAAACCTGCCGACCTTCAAAAACCAATCCTCGCTCAGATAATTCAATGCAGTTCTTTTTGATCCCTTCGTGGATACGAGGGGTTGAACGAGCATTTACGCGAGGTCCAGAACTTAAAGTAGCCATATCTATACCGCCCTTCCCTTTGGAGACACACCTAGTAAAGACGCCATTCGTTTGCGTCAATCAAATAGTAGCCAAGTCTATGGCCGTTGTCAACAAGAAAGTCTAAAAATTTTTTTCCTGGACATCTCGGCGTTGACCCCTAGCCTTGCAAGAATATTTTTGTCAGAGGTTCGACGAATGGATATTTCCAGTTCCACGATATCCTGCTTGTTTTGAGCCGTTTTTGAGAATACGGAAAATAATTTCTGGAATACTGTTGACATCTTTTGCGTAGACCGATATTCTCCACTATCCCAACTGGGGGATGACAAGAGGTCTTAACAACGGAGTCCAGTAATGGATTTGAAAAATCAGGCGGTTGTTTTAGTGCGTGCTGGGATTGCCAAAAAGGTTGGTAGACCACAGTTTAGCTCCTACGAAGCAAATTGCCAAATCGAAATGTCGGTTGATCTGGGGATGGTTACGGACGAGCGTTTCCCTGAGCTATTGGGGAACATTTATGACCGTGTACAAAAAGCTGTGGATCAACAGATTGCCGAAGAAATTGGTCGAGATAACGCCCCTGTTGCCCCACAGGTTAAGCAGAATCTGATTGAACAGGCCGCTTCAGAGCCAACTATCATCAAGCCGGAAAAGCCTTTCAGGGATTTCTTGCTGGCTAAGTCTCAGGAACTGGCTGTTGCTCCACAAGGGCTTGTCAAGCACTGGTACAAATGCTTTGTCGATGGCTCGGAAACGGATTTCCAGAAGCAGGGTAAAGCTCTTGCCGACTTGTGGGATGCTGGTCGCGTGGGTCCATTGGTCATGACGGAACGACTTACTCAACAACCTGTTGTCTGATAAGAACTGATCAGGAGGATCAACCATGCTTGTATTGACTCGTAATCCAGGTGAATCAATCGAATTCTTCGGTGCAGACGGAAGGCTTTTAGCCAAAGTCTACTACGTGGAAAGGTGCGGCTTGAATAAGATTCGGGTTGGCATCGAAGCAGAATTAGACGTTCAGGTGGCCCGTTCTGAAATTGTGGGGCGACCAAATTGTGGGAAAAAACTCCCTCACTCTCGAATGGATAAAAGTTCTTAAGAACCATGGAATCAATACGGTTCCCATGTCTTCTGAACAGAAAATGCCATTGATTCAAACGTCCCAATATTGGAGCGGTTTTCCACTGTCGGCCATGAAAGATTTATCACCTAAGAATATTGCTGCATTGCCAGGGCTGGCATCACGTTTACTCGTACTGGACCTGGATGGTCCGCAGGATATGATCCGTGAATTCTTTCAAACTCGACCGTCTTTACCGCGAACTTGGCAAGTTAGTACTGGCGGGGGTGGTTTGCACATCTGGCTCAGATTACCTCACTGGTACTCCCGACCAATCCCCAACGTGCGTCTGTGGCAAGGAACTGGCAAACACGAAGAAATCCTCGTCCTTGGTGACAGAAGGCTTGCTTCCTGCCCTCCTACTCAGTACGGCTCTGGGAAAATGTACAAATGGACGGGTTCAGTCAACCCGCTCACGGGCAAATGTGGCATCGCGCCGCAGTGGTTGCTCAGTGAAATCGAAGACAAAACGACTCAGAAGAAGCAACCTTTTACAGGATCATTGACATTTTCTGCGTCTCGTTCTCTTGCCCCATCCGATGAGATCCCTGAACGACTCTCTATCTTGCAGAGTTATGGCTTGAGGCTGGCTGGAAAGCCCAATCAGGCTGGATGGATTCCATGCTATCGACCAGGTGACCCGCATGATAGTCGGCCCAGTGCCTCTGTGCGAGTTGATGGATCGGTAGTCTGGACTAGTGTTGGCTCTATGGACTTCTGGGGTGCATTGGTTGCACTCCATGCTTTTGACTCGATTGAAGCCGCAGTGGCGGCAATAAGAGGGATTTGATGAATTACGCTAGTGACTACACGAAGTCGGACGAAAAAGCTCGCCACATTATGCCTGAAGGTACTCACCTGGGCAAAATCTTTGCAGTCGTTGACGTTGGGTCTCATCCCAAGACCTTTGAAGGTATCACGAAGGATTCCAGGACGATCAAGGTCGGCTTTGAGTTTCCCCCAGAGACCACAGGTGGTCGGCCCATCACTAAATGGAAGGATTACGGGGCGTCGATGTATGCCACTTCCAAGCTGCGACAGTTGGTCGAGAACGTGATTGCCAAACCGCTGAATAACACAGAGGCTGGCGAGTTCAGGATCGAATCTATTGTCGGCAAGTTCGTCTCTGTCGTTTTCACCCACTCGGTCAGCAAAAGGGATGGAGAGACGTATAGCAACATTGCGCGTATTTTCCCGACTGCCAGCACCTTTAATTCTCAGGTCGCTGAGTACTCATGGTGCGTTGACGAGGATGAAACGGCTTCTCTGCCAGAGTGGTTGGCTCGGATCGCAATGCAGTCCAAAGAGTTCAAGCGGAAGACGGGCGGCAATTTAAGCCAGCCAGCGTTTGCCATGGGACAACAGGTCAAGGGGTCAGAAGTGGACTTCACTCCACCTCCACCAGCACCCGCACCTCCAGCCCCTGCCAAAGATCCTAATGTGGCTATGACGTTTGGTTTCTAAGGATGTTGGTGGGAACGCCCTATGGATGGGCAACTTTTCAGGAGGCAGTGATGATGGATGCTGATCAGAAAATCAGGGACGCTTTTTCGGACGCTGAAAAGGCTGTACCAGAGATGGAACTGAAATACACAGTCGCCCGAGAGGCTTTTGAGTCTCACAAAGATGATGATGAACGACAGTACGAGTACATTTACGAGCGATTGGCGAAGCCTAAAAGGTCTGCTCTTGCCCGTGATATGAACGCATGGTTTTATCTACGCAAAATAGCTCATGAGCTTCTGGCTCAGTCCCAGATTTGCTTACTTAATGCTGAAGGCGAAACACCTGGCCCACTACTTGCAAGATTGCAACGCCCAG